ATAAATTTGGAGGAGATATCAAAGAAGGACTTATTAAGAGAATTACGACTTCACATGATGTCATTCAACAAAAGAATGGGAGAGATCAAAAATCCCCATAAATTATTAGAAGTATTATTAACCTATGTTGTTTGTGTTACTTACGATGTATTGGAAGAAAAAACTAATGAAGCCACTATGTTAATTGGTGCATCTTGGGGGCGAGTGATTCATGATATTGCCAAAGAAAAAGGGATGACTAGAAAAGAAATTTTTTTTCAAGCAGACATGTTGGGTAACTTAGCTGGCGGAGACAATACTGATTGGAACTCTGTAATTCAATACGGCAAAGACCAAGGACTTGTAGATAAAGATTATGTAATAGATCCAGAAGATCTTGAGACTATTGATGAACAAGAAGTGCTTGATGCTGTAAAACTGCAAATGGAAAGCAAGGATAAAACGAGACACTAATGGCTGTAAGAAGAGAAATAAAACTACATATATCCAGAGCTAAATATAAAAAGACTAGCCAAGGTTCGCGTGACGTAAAGTTTAGTACCATGAATAAGAATAGAAAACGATCTTTTAAAAAGTATCGTGGTCAAGGAAGATGATTAATGAAATTAAGACCGTATCAAGAAGATGCCATCACTGCATTAGAAAGTTGGTTTGCTACCGAATCGATAGATAAACATCCATTATTGAGTTTACCTACCGCCTCCGGTAAAACAGTTATCTTTTCTAACTTTATTAAAAGAACCATACAAAAATATTCTGATGCTAGGTTTTTAGTATTAGCTCATAGACAAGAGCTCATTGAACAAGCAGAAGAAAAAATAAAATCAGTATGGCCAGAAGCACCAGTCGGTGTGTTATCAGCTGGCTTAAAAAGATCTGAGCTAGATGCACAAATACTAGTAGCTTCTAGAGATACATTAGCTTCTGGATCTAGATTAAAAAGTGTTGGTAATTTTGATTACACTATTATTGATGAAGCACATAATGTTTCGCCGGACGAACATACTAGATATCAAAAGATAATCAATGAGTTGTCAGCTGAACGAGCTATGCGTGTCTTAGGTTGTACTGCTACACCATATCGTATGGGTCAAGGTTATATCTATGGCAAAAGAAAAGATCATTTTTTTTATGACATTGCTTATCAAGCAAAGATACCCGATCTAATAGACCAAGGTTATCTAGCCAGGATTACTTCTTATAAAGTTGATGACGATACTATTATTGATGCGAGTAAAGCTAAACTAAAATTCAAAGGTGGCGATTACAAAGAATCTGATTTAGAAAAATTAGCCTTAGATGAAAAGACCATTGTCGCAATCATTAACGATTGGCTAGACAAAGCATATACCAAAGGCCGTACAGCTTCAGTATTCTTTTGTGTTTCAGTATTGCATGCCATGAAGATGAACATGCACTTACAAAAACATGGTATTAATTCTAAGTTACTGACTGGTGAAACCCCTGGAGAAGAAAGAAAACAAATACTAGCAGACTTTGAATCTGGAAAGGTACATGCTATTTGTAATGTTGGTGTCTTGACAGAAGGTTGGGATGCGCCTAGAACTGATTGCATAGCTATGCTAAGACCGACCAAGAGCTTAGGTCTTTACGTTCAAATGTGCGGCCGAGGTATGCGCTTGTACCCAGACAAAGAAAATTGTTTGCTTCTAGATTACGGTGAGAACATTGCTAGGCACGGTTGTATTGATACCGCTAAACCAGATCAAGAAATAAAAAGAATACGACCTAAAATTTGTGGCAGTTGTTTGGCTATCAATCCATCGCATGCTAAGAAATGTGTCGAATGTTATGAAGAGTTTCCGGTCTTAGAGTTTTTAAATTTCTTAGCGCCTATAGAAGAAAGAAAGGTAGCAAAGAAAACTAAAGCAGATTCTGGGGCTGTTATCTCTGACGAGAAACAAAAGAATAAAAATCTTTTAGAAAAAGTAACTGGCATTAGCGCTTCAGTAGCAAGTTCAAAAAATGGTAATACTTATTGCAAAGTATTCTTTTATGTTGATGATCAGTTCTTACCTAGGATGATGCCACTTATGTTTGGCCATCAAAGAATGCACGGCCTAGCTGTAAACCATTGGTGTCGTTTAATAGATCCTAAAATTTGGGGCGTGCCAAGATCTTCTGAACAAGCAGCAGATAAGATAAATCAAGGAGCTCTTAAAGGTGTTAGGTCTGTTGGGGTAAAAAGAGAAGGAAAGTATTTTAATATAAAGAAAGTTATTTTTGATGATAAGGAGATATTTTTATGAACAAGATAAATAAAATGATAGATCATGTTATGTTGTCTGAGCCAGCAAAGTACAGACCCTACTTAGGTATGAGTCAGATTGGTAATCCAGATGAAAGAATGCTGTGGTTAAACTTTAGATGGTGTCTACCACCAAATAAGTTTGAGCCTAGAGTATCTAGAATATTAGAACTTGGTAATGTTATTGAAGATGTAATCGTTGATTATTTAAAAAAATCAAAAAAGATAGAAGTATTTACTGAAGATAAAAATGGTGATCAGTTTAAAGCTTCTTTACTTGGCGATCATTTCTCTGGGCACATTGATGGGGTAGTAAAGAATCTTCCAGACCATGGCGAAGACTCTATGGTATTGGAAATAAAAAGTTCTAACGATCGAAGGTTTAAAAATTTACTTTCAGAAGGTAGTTACGAACTGTGGTCTTTAGAATATGAAGGACAATTACATTGCTACATGGGATCGTTTAAATTAGATAAAAGTTTAGCCTTGGTTTACAACAAAAATAACTCTGAGATCTACAGCGAAGTAGTTAAATACAATGATGAATTGTTTCAATCTTTAATAGAGAAAGCTAAAAGAATTATTACTGCACCAGAGCCACCAGATTTATTCTTGAGCGAGAACGATTGGAAGGTTAAGAACTTACCGAAAGAATCTAGAGAAGTTTATTTGGGCAGAGCAGAACCAGCTTTTAAAAATTGTCGTAACTGCAAATATTCAAGGCCTTTGATAGATGTCTCTGGAGCTACTTGGCACTGCGATAAGCAGAAGAAAATGTTGAACCCTAAAATGCAGATGGATATAAAAAATTGTCCTGATCACGAGCTAATATTCGGTTTAATACCCACACCTTTTTAATAAAAAGTTTGCAATAATATATATAAATCGTTATATAATACGCATATCTCTATAAAGAGGTGCGTAATGGCTAAAATATTTAAATTAAATACATTTAAAAACATAGCTAGTCTTAGAGGCGAAACTACTAGTCTCGCTGATTATCCTTGCATCAACGCCTGTCACTGGCCTACCAGTATGGAAAATGGTCGTTGTTCTGTCTGTGGTTTATACGATTACCAACACTCTCCAGTGTTCTGGCAATCATTACCAAAAGTAGAACGCAAGATGATAAATCTTAACAACTCTGAGAAAGGCTATAAAATAAAACAAATCTACAAATAAAAACAATTTTGTTGTAGATTAAAAAATATACTTTTTAGTATGTTTTGTGAAGCTGACACTAATTTTTATTCTTCTTCCTAATAATATTTTCACACCACCAGAACAACATGTCCTCAGTTAAAGTATGTTTGATGATGTTTGCGCGCTGACAAACCAATTGGATATTGGTTCTCTCATACCAATAGTTAGGATCTATTCTGTCTATAGTTACGTTAAGATCTTTTTTACCACTGCCGTCTCGATAGTGGGTCATCAATACGCCAGACAAAGCGCAAAGACCTTCTTGATCATCCCAAATTTCTATTAAATCTTCTGCGGTTATTTCCCAATCTCTATCTGGATTTTTGCTAACCCTAGTATGTCTCAATTGATTGTGAATTAAAGTTAAAAAACTTTTGTAATTAGATGAACGTTTTCTGTTTCTATCTATAACATGACAATCCTTACAAATGCCACGATAAGTTATACCATTGCCAACTTGTTCTTTAGATTCAAAAAATTTTATCTTCCGCCTTTTTTTGCAGAAAGAACAAGTCTTGGTTTTGAGAGCCATTAGTCTCTAGGCGAATGAATGATCTCTATTTTTACTCCTGGATATATTGCTTCTACTAATTTCTTTTTTAATTTAAAGACATCAGTCAATACTCCTTTGGTATCTTCTATGACTTCTTCTCCTTTGACATTTTTATATTTAAAGTCTGCTATGTAGGTGCAGATTTTTTTACTTTCAACAAAGCATGGAAACTGTGGGTGTACTTCTATATTAGAGACAGCACCGGCAGCTTCTAGTTCTTTTAAAAATTTATATCTGGCCGCTTCTAATTTACTATCAAAAGTGTAACCATCGAGCTTTACTTTTATAGCTCCGTACTTGTTATAGCCCATAATTTATTATACAATTTTTTATATATTTTAAGAAACAATTGACATACCAGGAGAAGCTATATGGCAACCCA